ACCTTAAAACTTGGCGATAAAGAAATTTTTCTAGACACTAGGTTCAACGAGTTTGAACACAGGATATGCTACGGAGAAATATTGTCGTCACCTTCCAAACACGCCACAGGCGCTAAGCGGGGGGATACCTTATTCTTTCATCATCACGTAAACTCTGCTGCCAACTGCATTGTTGATGAGGAGAAAGGTATATACATGGCTATGTATGACCCCGTAAATAAAAGGGGTAGTCACGCTATCGCATATAGAGATTCGGAAGGAGAGATTCACATGCTGGCTGACTGGGTTTTTCTAGAACCGTTAGAGGTCGATGAAAAAGAAGAGGTCTCCGATAGCGGAATAATCATTGCCATAACTAAAGAATCTAAAGATGAGGCTAGGGTATTCTCCCCTAGTGACTCTATGATTAAGGAGGGTGTTGTTAAGGGTGATGTCGTTGGTTTTTTAAAGGATAGGGATTATAAGATGGTGTTAGATGATTCCTCCGTTGTTTACAGAATGATGGCAGATGATATTCCCTATGTCGTCAGGTAAGTTCACTACAGTAGATGCGGCTCAAAGGCTCATGAAGTCTATGGAGATTGCAATAAATAATATGATTGATGAGGTTAAAAAACCTGTTGACCCTGAAGCTGGAGGCAGTGCTAGAAAAGCTGAACTGCAAAGTATTAAACAGACGGCGGTGGACTGCAAGGAACTTCTGGTGGAACGGCAGCGCCTTGAACAGATGGTAAAGGATATGAAATCTACAGGCAGTATAGAATCGTTAAAGGATTACTCTGGTGGATTCGCTGAGAAATTTAGCAAATAGATTATGGCAAAGTATATATGTGGTAGCTGTACTAATGAGCAAGAAGCTCGGAATGTATCCATAAAGATTTTAGATGGTGAGGCACGAGCCGACGTAAGGTGCGATAAGTGCAATGAGTATATGAAATTAAAGAATCCTAAGTCAGGTATGCCTAGCTTCAAAGCTAATCGCTGGGGTAAAGTATTGTAATGGAATCGTTAGTAACATTAGATGACTATACTGAAGAGGTTGTTAAGATATGTCCCAACGGTACAATCGGAGATATCATCGAACTTGGTGGGCTTTTCATTGGCCTTCCCAAAGTTCCGAAGAGAGGCATCCAAGGAGAGGGTGTGGAGACAGATTTGCAGATGTGGGGAAGAGTACCTATGCCAAAGGAGTTGTCCCGTCTTAGAAGTATGGACGAGTGGGCAGAAGCGCCAAAGGAGTTTCGAGAGAAGTTTCATCCATATATCGAGGAGGAATTTAGAAGGCGTAGGGAAGGTCTTTGGTTTTACAATAAGGGTGAGGCTACTTATATTACAGGGAGGCACTACATGCTCTTACAATGGACGAAGATTGACATTGGATACCCATCGTATCTTGCATTCCAACGTGACATCTTTATACACATGGCTGCGTGTGAATCTGACCCGCGTTGTATCGGTCAGCTTTATACTAAGTGTAGGCGCTCTGGCTATACTAATATCTGTAGTTCTGTTCTTCTTGATGAAGCTACTCAGGTTAAGGACAAGCTTCTTGGGATACAGAGCAAGACGGGAAAAGACGCGCAGGAAAATATCTTCATGAAGAAAGTGGTGTCTATGTTTAGGCACTACCCATTTTTCTTTAAGCCCATTCAGGATGGTACTACCAACCCTCGTATGGAGCTAGCCTTCAGGGAACCATCTAAAAGAATTACAAAAAACAACAAGACTTCTTTTGCTGGTGATGCATTGAATACAGTTCTCAATTGGAAGAACACAACAAATAATGCATACGACGGAGAGAAGCTTCATATGTTATATCTGGACGAGGCGGGCAAATGGGAGAAACCCTCTGATATTAGGGAGGCTTGGAGAATAGAAAGAACTTGTTTAATCGTTGGTCGGCGCATAGTAGGAAAAGCTTTGGTCGGGAGTACGGTAAACCCAATGGGTAAGGGCGGTTCAGAGTATAAACAGATATGGATGGATTCAGACCCGTTGAAGCGCAACGCTAACGGTAGAACAGTATCTGGCCTTTATAGACTATTCGTACCAGCTTATGAATCTCTAGAAGGTTTCTTTGACTTGTACGGTAACCCCATTATAGAAGACCCAGATAAAGAAGTTAAAACGCTGGAGGGGGATATGATGACTTTTGGGGCTAAGACTTTTTTAAAGAATGAAAGAGACTCACTTAAGAATGACGCTAAGGAATTAAACGAGCTTATACGTCAGTTTCCTTTCACACCTGATGAAGCGTTCCGAGACAGCGTTGAGGGAAGTTTATTTAATATCGGGAAGATATACGAACAGATAGAGCATAATGATTCGTTATACCCTAGCCCAGTTGTTAGAGGTAATTTTCAATGGCAAGGCGGAGTAAAGGACACTAAGGTTTTATTTCTTCCCGACCCTAGAGGTAGGTGGTATGTTTCTTGGATGCCTCCCAATTCAGAGCGAAGTGTTATAAGTTCACATAAAGGTTCTAAGATACCCTCCAATCCGAATAGGGGTTGTGGGGGAGTTGACTCCTATGATTTAGATGCTACGGTAGATAGCCGCGGGTCGAAGGGAGCTTGTCATATATACAACAAGTTCAATCTTGACGGGGCTAGTAATATGTTTGTTGCTGAGTACGCTAGCCGTCCACCAATGGCCAAGATATTTTATGAAGATGTTTTAATGGCCGCCGTCTTTTACGGCTATCCTCTATTGATAGAGAATAACAAGTATGGAATCGTAAGACACTTTGAGTCAAGGGGTTATGATGGGTATGTGATGGATAGGCCAGCTCATTTAAAAACACCTAACTCCTCGGCGAACGTAAAGACTAAAGGGATTCCTTCTAACTCGCAGGACGTGATACAGGCTCACGCTTCTGCAATTGAAGATTACATTCACCATCATGTAGGTTTAAATGAAGACGGTAGCCCCGGCTCTATGTATTTTAATCGAACGCTAGAAGACTGGGTTGGCTTTAAGATAGACAAGAGAACTAAGTATGACCTTTCGATAAGTTCGGGTCTTGCGTTGCTGGCTGCTCAAAAGGTTAAGATAGATAAGCCTGAGGTTAAATTTGAGGATAAGGTTTTTTTCAGGAGATACAAGCTGACTTAACGCTCGCTGCATATTGTTATATTTGCACTTGAGCCCAACAAAACATTTCATGACCCAAGGGAGCAACAATAACAAATACGGAAACTTTCCAGACCCCTTTGCGGCCTCAGAACAGAAGCTAGAAAAGTCTTACGGTTTAAAGTATGCCAAGGCCATTGCTAGTCAGTGGGGGAATGGGGACGAGTCCTCTTCTCTTTTGCGTCAAAGAATGCAGGACTTTGAGAAGAACAGAGACTATGCTAATGGCACACAAGACACGTCTATTTACAAACAGATTCTAAATGCTCTCGACCCTAACAATGGTGACGGAACCCTGCTCAATTTAGATTGGAGTCCTGTTCCTATTATACCTAAGTTCGTAAAGGTTGTTGTTAATAGGATTCTTTCCAGAAAGCCATACCCCTCTGTAGATGCCATCGACCCTATTAGTAAAGGGGAGAAGGATGAAGCTAGAGCTGAAGTAGAGGCATCTATTAAGGATAGGGATTTATTGATGGAGGCTAAGTCTCTTGGTCTTCGGCCAAGGATTGACCCTGAAATTCTACCCGAAACGACAGAAGAGGCAGAGATTTTCTTGGAGCAGAACATGAAAACGAACGCAGAGATTGCGGCGCAATTAGGTACTGCCTTAACACTTGACTGGAATGACTTTGACCAAACTGTCTACAGAAGAGCTGTAGAGGATTTAGTGGTTTGTGGGATAGGTGTGGTTAAAAGAGACAACGACCCTAACTATGGGATAACGACTAAGTATATTGACCCTTCTATGTTCCTGCATAGTTTCACTGAAGACCCTAACATGTCTGACATCTTGTATGGTGGTCATGTGAAAAGAATTAGCATTCAAGAACTTAAGAGACATGCCGGCAGTCAGTTATCTGAATCAGATTACGAGAAGGTTGCCCGTTCAGTAAAAAGCAAATCATACAACAATAAAGACTTGTTCGGAAACAGAGGGCATAACCAGTCGTCTGGGGTAAATACATTTGGCTATGATGACTACCTAGTTGAGGTAATGGATTTTGAGTTTTTGTCTGTCGATTGTGTTTACTACGAGAGTAAGGAATCGCAGTTCGGGAACCAAGGTTTTTATTATAAGGGTGGTGAATACAAAGAGCCAACAAGTTCTGTATACGACCGAGAGCCACACAAGATGGAGAACCAAATGGTTTATGGTGGTTGCTATGTAATGAATAGCGATATCATATATAACTATGGTAAGAAGAAGAACGTCCCAAAAAATGTTCACGACCTAACCAAGGCTAGACTGTCTTATAGCGTAGCGTGTACGAACCTTAGGAAGATGCGACCTAAGTCTATAGTTGGCGGGGTCATTGGATTCGCTGACCAACTACAGCTAACCCATCTTAAGATTCAACAATCTATTGCTAAAGCTAAACCTGATGGGGTTCTCGTAGATATTGAGGGGCTTGAGAACGTACAGCTAGGAAGAGGGGGTGATTTAGAACCTCTTCAAATCCAAGACATCTACGAGCAGACAGGTGTGTTTTACTACAGAAGTAAGAACGCAGAAGGTGGTTTCCAAAACCCTCCCATCCGCTCTATTGAAAACAACATTAGAAATATAAACGAGTACATCGGTTTGTATAACCATTACCTGCGGATGATTCGAGACTCTACGGGAATCAATGAGGTTATGGACGCTAGTACACCTAAGGGTGATGCTCTAGTTGGTGTGAGGCAACAAGCTATGGCTGCTGGAAATAATGCTCTATACGACATTACTAATGCGAGCATGGTGCTTTATAAAAAAGTATGTGAGGACGTTGTTAAATGCTTGCAGGTAATACCAACAGAGTCTGTTCTTTATCGTGTCTACCAAAAAGCTATTGGCGAAAGGAGTATGGATATCCTTAGCAGCTTTAACGATTTACCGATGTACAACTTTGGCATCCGTGTTGTTCAAGAGATGTCGGATGACGATAGGGTTTTCCTTGAGCAGAATGTACAGGCTAGTTTAGCCCAGAAAGAGATAGACCTTGAAGATGCTATGGCCTGTCT